TTCGGCCCAGCGGGCCAGCTGGCCGTCCCAGGCCGGCTGCACGCTGTAGCGGCCGCGGCCTTCGTGGGCGGCCCAGGCGGCGTCGATCGCGGCGCGCCAGACCTTGGTGACCTCGGCCACGTAGGCAGGGCTGCGCTGGCGGCCTTCGATCTTGACCGCGTCGACACCGGCCGCGACCAGCTGCGGCAGCAGGGCCAGCGTGTTGAGGCTGGTGGGCTCCTCCAGCGCATAGTCGTTCGCCAGGCCGCCCACCTCGAAGCGGCCCTTGCACAGCGTCGGATAGCCACGCGGCTCGCCGGGCCGGTAGTGGTCGATCAGCACGCCGCCCAGGCGCGCCCGCACGCCGTCGGCGGCTTCGTCCCAGCGCACGGCGGAGGGCGGCGAGCAGACGCCGGCCGTGTTGGGCGACTGGCCGGTGGCGTAGCTGGACAGCGCACAGCGCCCCTCCACCATCACGCACAGGCTGCCGAAGCCGAACACCTCGACCGGCACGGTGCAGTGCTTCAACAGCTGCTGCACCTGCTGCAGCGTCAGCACGCGCGGCAGCACGGCGCGCTCGATGCCGTAGCGCTGGCGGTAGAACTCGATGGCCTCCCAGTTGGTCGCCGAGGCCTGCACCGACAGGTGCAGGCGCAGCTGCGGGTGGCGGCGGCGCGCATTGGCGAGCACGGCCGTGTCGGCGACGATGAGGGCGTCGGCACCCAGCTCGGCGGCGTGGTCGACGGCGCGCTGCCAGGGCTGCGTGTCGCGCGCGTCGGCAAAGGTGTTCAGCGCCATCAGCACCTGGCGGCCCAGGCGGTGGGCCAGCATGACGCCTTCGCGCACCTGGCCGGCGTCGAAGTTCAGGCCGGCGAAGTTGCGCGCATTGGTGGCGTCCTTCAGGCCCAGGTAGACGGCGTCGGCGCCGGCATCAAAGGCCAGCTGCAGCGCACGCAGCGAGCCGGCGGGACAGACGAGCTGCGGCTTGCGTGGCGGCGGGCTGGATTCGATTGACATCGCCGGCCGCTCAGCCCTGGCCACTGCTGCAAGCGCAGGAGCAACCACCCGCGTCGGGCAGCGCGCCCACGGCGCCGGTAGCCAGGCGGCCGATGCGGATGCGCCAGAAGTCGGGCTCGGCATGCACCACCTGCCAGCTGAAGGCCTGCGGGTGGTGGGCGCCGAACTGCATCAGCAGGCCGCGCGGCTCGTGGTCATTGATCAGCTCGAAGGCTTCGCCCGGCGCCAGCGCGTCAAAGCATTGGAAGGCGAGCCGATGGCGTTGCACCGGCGCGAGCGGGCGCAGGTCGTGAAGAGCGGTGGTCGTCATGGGCCGGCAGACTAGGCCCGACGCCGCCGCGGCGCCTTGAACTGGGTCAAGGACGCCCACCGCCTGCCACTGCGATCAAACCTCGGATAACCGGCGCACAAAGGAAAACGGGCCAGACGCTTTCGCATCTGGCCCGTGGTTTCTCTTCTTATTTTTGGTGCGGCTGGCAGGATTCGAACCCACGACCCCTTGGTTCGTAGTTTTCCCGCCTTTTCTAAGCCGTTGATTTTATTGGGGTTCGGTGCCGTCCGTTCCAACCTTCGTGCACTGTATTGGACAAGGTCAGAGAGGCCAGTCCCCCAAAACTCCCCACGGGACTAGAACAGCCCGGCCGGCTCGGCCGACTGATCCCAGCTCCAGATCACCAGCTCTTGGCGGGCCGCCGCGCGGCCGCCGCCACCGACTGTGTAGTCGATCTCGAGCGACTCCATGTGGAAGCCGGCGAAGACCTCCCGGATGGCCGGGTGGTCGTTGATGCTCACCATCGCCTTGCCCTTCATTCGGCGCATGGCATCAGCCATGGCTTCGTACTCGCTGAACGGGAACGGCACCCCGTAGCCCTCGGTCTGCCAGTAAGGCGGGTCGAGATAGAAGAAGCTGTGCGGCCTGTCATATCGCTCCAGGCAGGCCAGCCAGTGCATGTTCTCGATGTAGGCGTTGGTCAGCCGGAGGTGGGCCGCGCTGAGCGTCTCCTCGAGGCGCAGCAGGTTGACCGGCGGCGCCGTGGTGGCTGTGCCCCAGCTCTGGCCCTGGACCTTGCCACCGAAGGCGTGCTGCTGCAGGTAGAAGAAGCGCGCGGCGCGCTGCAGGTCCGTCAACGTCTCGGGCGGGGTGTCCTGCATCCACTTGAACACCTCGCGGCTGGAGAGCGCCCACTTGAACTGGCGCACGAACTCCTCGAGGTGATTCTTCACCACCCGGTAGAGGTTGGTCAGCTCGCCGTTGATGTCGTTGATGACCTCCACCTCGGCAGGAGGCCGCAGGAAGTAGAGCGCTGCCCCGCCGGCGAACAGTTCGACGTAGCAACTGTGGGGCGGAAATCGCGGGATGAGCTGGTCGGCGAGGCGGCGCTTGCCACCTACCCAGGGGATGATCGGTTGGGCCATGTGAAATTAGGGGGGTACATTCCGGCCCGCCCTCCGGAGGGTGGCGGGGCCTTGGCTAATCACAGGCATGGACTGTGGGCGGCGGCCGTCGACGGTGCTCGCAACACCGGCGGCGGTCGCCTCGTCTTTATTCACCGAGCGCCGCGGCGCGGCACTTGTCGTACTGCTCGGCCAGCTCGTGCGCCTTGCGCTGCCAGCCGGCGAGCGTGGCGTCAGTGGCCGGCGTCCGAGGCGGGCAGAGCGCCCGGATCAGGTGCTGTTGCGGGGGCGCCGGGGATGGCGGCATTGAAGTGCTGCAGGCTGTCAGGGCCAGTGTCGCAAGCAGGGTTGCGATAGACCTCGCGTGTCTGGATCTCACGTTCAAGCTCCTGCCGGACGGTCTGGTGCCGCACGGTGATTTTTGGGATGGCTGCCGCGATTGCACTGGCGGCCGCGTCAGCGGCGACGGCCGCGGCCTTGTCCTCGCGGGACTGGGCGGCCGTCTCAGCATCCTTGCCAGCACCGTAGGCGAGGTGAGCAGCGGCCGCGAGAGTGGCCAGCCAGGCGGCGGCGGCGCCGAGCAGCAGGTAGGGCGACATCAGGCCTCGTCCCTGCCGTGCGGCGGGAGGTCGGGCAACGGTTGCACCGTGCCAGCGAACTGGTGCGAGCAGTCGCCCAAGAAGATGACCTCGCCCGGCTGAGCGCCATTGCAGCCGATGAAGGTGTGGCAGCGCCGCCCCCACTTCGGGTGATCCATCATCCAGTCGTGGCCAGCCTTGCCGGCCTGCTCGAACTTCTGCCGGATCTCCGCATGCTCCGGGTTCGTGTCGGGCTCATAGGGATGTGGGTAGCGGTAGGTGCGGCAAAGCACGCTCGGTCCGAACACTGGCTTCTCTAGATCGCCATTGAACGACCAGCGCGGCCGGCCGTCGTTCGGCTCATGCCCTTGCAGCCACACGATGTGCATTTCCTTGCACCCCTGGCACCAGTAGGACAGGCCACCGCCACCGATGCTTCGGAATTTTGAAGACACCTGGCTCATGCGAAAGCCCTCACCGCCTGCTCGAAGCGCTGCCGGCGATCAGCAAGGCCCGCCAGGGCCGGACCATTGATGGCATGCGTGAGGGCGTCGATGTTGCTGGCGTCGGCCAGCGGGAGGCCGTTCGCGCTGACGAAGAACCAAGCCGCCGTCATGGCGGCGTGCAGCGGCTGGCTGACGAGGTCAGGCTGCGCCTTGTAGGGCTGGTCGAGCGCGGCCGCGGCGGCGAGGTAGTTGGCGCGGCCGGTGAGCTGCAGAAGGCCGCGGCCGCGGTAGGCCCAGCCGTCGCCGCTGCTCTCGTCGCCGTTCCCGTTCTTGTTGGCGTAGACCCGATTGGCCAGCGCCTTCGGGTTGCGCAGCAACGTCGCGGCGACGTCCAGGCTGGGCACGCGCGAGTGGAACAGCTGCCGCACGCGCTCGGCCGTCGTGTAGTACAGGTTCTCTTCGAGCACCGTGAAGCCGGCGCTCTCGTGCGCGCACTGGCTGACCCAGGCGGCCTCCCGCACCGGGCGGTCAATGCCGAAGCGCAGCGCGGCCGCGGACAGCGGCGAAGCCCAAAGGCGGGCCTGGGTGGGCGCGAGGCCCGCGGCGATCAGCGTGGCGATGGTGATCATGGTTCAACCTTCCTTGACCCGGGTACGGACGATGAGGACCGCAAAGCCCAACGCGAAGCACACGTCTTGCAGGGTGGGCGGCGGCAGCGGCAGAAAGCGGCCGGCGACGATGCCGCCGGCGCCCAGTGCGAGAAGGGCCCAGGCCAGCGCCTTGAGCCACTCGGTGACGCGCTCGCGCGGCCGCAGGCCTTGCCGCAGGGGGGCGGTGCGCTCGAGCTTGTTCAACGCTTCGGCGAGCGTGGCCAGGCCGGCCAGCCAGTACACGAAGCACGCCCAGCCCGGCGCGAACACGATGAAGGCGGCGAGGTTCATTGCCCATCTCCCGCCCGATCGTTCGACGTCGACGCGCCAGTGCGCTGTTTGATGGCCCATCGCAGCGCGTGCTGAGCGCAGGCGCCGATCGTGAATGCGGCGCCGAGGAGTGCAGCCCCCGGCGCCGGAAGGATGGGAGCGAGATAACCAGCTGTCAGGCTGGACGCGACGGCGAAGGCGATGCGCCGGCCCGTGGTGCGCAGCAGCTCGCGCCAGGTGTCGCCGCTGGACGGCACCGCATTGAGCAGCGCGATCGCGGCCAGCGCGCCGCAGAAGCCGGCGATCAGCACGTCAGGGCGCAAGCCCAGCGGCACGCCGATCAGCGTGACGGCGGGTACGGCTACGCTTGCCGCGGCCAGGGTGCTCGCGGCGGTGGATACGGGTTCGGGCATCTAGCCTCCCAGGGTGGAAAGAGTCAGCGGCTCTGCCAGCAGCTCGGCGAGCGCCTCAGGTGAGCTGGCTTGCTCGATGGCGCTCAGGCGGTCGCGCACCGCCTGCTTGTCGATGCTCACGAGGCTGAGGCGCTCGACGGCCGCGGCAGGAGCCGCCCAGCCCATCGCCTGGGCCAGCAGCAGCTCGCCGACAGGTCGCGCCTCTTTGCCGTCAAGCTGGACAAGAAGCTGCAGCAGCGGCGGTCGGGCGTTTGCCTGCAGCAGCTTGAGCTTTGGCGCTTCCCGCCACGCCTCGGCCGTCGCGTCCCATGCCCAGCCCATCCACTCGTTCTCGGGCGGCGGCGCAGGCACGCGCGAGACAACGGTGGGCGCCACGTCGACCAACAGGTCACCGAAGTCGTCGACGGGCCAGACGGCGCGGCGCGTCAGCGGGTTGTGCGTTCCTTCGACCCAGGCGTGGCCGTCTGGCGCCGGGTTCAGATCGAGGTTGCCGCCGACGCGGGCGGAGGTGAAAGCGCCGGTCGCAATGTGGCAAAGGGTGTAGTTGATGCTCATCGCTTGGCGAGCCTCACTTTGACGCTGAGATCGGCCTGCACGCTGCCCGCGCCGTTGATCGTTCGATCAATGAACGACGTCACTGCTGACCACGTCACCCCACCACCCGGATAGTCGGCAACGAGCATGCAACCGCCATTGAGGCGCGACAGCACGCCGTGCGCGACGACCGCGCTGCTGTTGTCGAGGATCTGGCACTTGACGCGGATATCGGAGGCACCGCTCCCTCCGAAGTCGCCGTTCGTCGCCGAGTACTTGCCCGTGAAGCTCACGATGACCTGACCCGCCGACGACGACGAGAAGTTGACGCTTGGGTATGCCATCGCTAGCCGAGATTGGAGTAGGAAACGGTGTCCGCGGCGCTGGCCAGCTCGGTGACTGCGGTCGACGCGATGTCGCCGGTGCCGGCCTGGCCGCTGATGTTCACGCCGAAGGTGGCGCCGACCGTGGCGTTGTCAGCGGGCTTGCCGGTGCCCGTGACGCTTCCCCATGTGGCGCGCTGCGCCGCTTCGTTCGCGACTGCGTTGAGAAGCGCCTGGCGAGCCGAGTAGTAGGCCGCCCAGGTGGCTTGGTCGGTGGCCGGCGTGATGGGGGTGTCGGTTGTCGTGTCCGACCAGCTCGGCGACAGGCCGCTGAGGTAGCTGCTGAGCCCGGTGTAGGCGGCGCTGTACGCGTCGCGCAGCGAGTAGAGGCCGTAAGTGGTGCCCTGGGCATAGATGCCGCTGGACTCGTCGGCGATCGCCTGCCAAGCCCTGATGAGCGCCGGCTTCTCGGCCGCGTCGATGTAGCCGTTGCTGCGCATCGTGGCCAGCGCGCTGAGGGCGCTGCTGGCGTTGGACGCCGCAGTGTCGGCCGTGCCTTGAGCCGTCGAAGCGGCAGACGCCGCGGAATCGGCCGCACTTTGCGCCGTGTCGGCGAGCTGCTTGGCTTTGTCCGAGATGGCGTTGAGCAACGCTTGGCGGGCGGCGAAATAGGCGGCCCAGGTGGCTTGGTCGGTGGCTGGTGTGATTGGCGTGTCGGTGCTCGTGTCGCTCCAGCCAGGTGACAGCGAAGTCAGATAGGCACTGAGATCATTGCGAGCTGTTGCGTAGGCGTCTCGCAGCGTCGTCAGGCCGTAGGTGGTGCCGGAGCTGTAGATGCCGGCGTACTCATCGCTGATGGCCTGCCAAGTCTTGATCAACGCTGGCTTCTCGGCGGCATCGATGTAGCCGTTGCTGCGCATCGTGGCCAGCGTACTGAGCGCGCTGCTGGCATTGCTTGCAGCCGTGTTGGCCGTGTCCTGGGCAGCATCAGCCGCGTTCTGCGCGGCGGTGATGCTCGGCACGAGCGCCGAGTTCAGGACGGCACCGGTCTCGAAGTACTCGCGCAGGCTCGGCTCTGTGCCGTCGACCACGTTGACCATGGGTCGGCCGAAGATTTGAGTAGCGCCGGCGCCGGCGTAGTACTGGTACGCGCGATGGCCAGCGGCGCCGGTTGCTGAGTGGTTCCAGTTGTTGCCGCTCTGGACAATGGCGCCGGTCTTGCAGTCATAGATGCCTGACCCGGCATGGCTGTTGTTGACGCTTCCATAGGGGAAGACGTAGCCGACGAAGAGGAACCATCGATCCGTCGGCATCGCGTCGCGGGCGCCGACCGCGAAGTAAGGGTTGCCGTGGGTGTCGGTGCCGTTCAGATCGCACACAGAGCTTGGTTGCACGCCCCAGTACGCGTAGCCATGCAGGCCGGTGTCCCGGACTTTGATCGGCACCACAAAGCGATAGGTCTTTGATGGGTCAAGCGCCAGCGTGTTGGCGGCATCCCAGCCGCCACCTGAATCGCCGCCGCCTGAAACCTCGTGGGCATACCAGACCACATCGCTGCCGCCGCGCGGGCCAGGGCCGCCGACGTCCTCGGTGGCGTACATGATGTTCTCTTCGCCGTTTGTTCCCCACGGGATCGTGGCGCCGCGCTTCCACCAGCCAACGTCGACCATGTTGTTGCGGATGGCATCGTCCGGTGGACGGTTGGCGACCTGCCCCCAGTTCGCGCGCTTCGCCGTTTCGTTGGCAATGGCGTTGAGCAGCGCCTGGCGGGTCGAGTAGTAAGCGCCCCAAACAGCTTGGTCGGTGCTGGGGCTGATGGGCGTGTCTGTCGTCGTGTCGTCCCATGCCGGCGAAAGTCCACCGAGGTAGCTTGCAAGGTTTGCATAGGCGGCCTGATAGGTATCGCGCAGACCATCGAGGCCGTAGGCCGTCCCGTTGGCGTAGATGCCCGGCCGCTCGTTCGCTACGGTGACCCATTCTTTGATGACGGCGGGCTTCTCGGCGGCGTCGAGATAGCCATTGCTGCGCATGGTGGCAAGCGTGGTCAGCGCGTTGCTGGCGTTGCTGGCCGCAGTGTTCGCAGTGCCCTGCGCCGCGGCCGCCGCCGCGTAAGCAGCGCCGGCGGTCGCCACGATGGCATTGGGCGTTTCGCCAGCGGCCCACAGGCTCGCGTCGATCAGGCCCGGGGCCGATCCGGGATTGCCAGAGTCGGGCCCGCCGCTCTCCAAGGTGCCGATGACGTAATGAACGCCAGGCGTCGGCGTGAAGGTGGTCCAGGTGCCGGCGCTGTTGTCGTCGTACTGCCACTGGCCCTCGAAGTGGCGCGCGAGCACGTAGGGGCGGAAGCTGGTGCCGAGAACGCTGAAGCCCGGGCCGGAGATCGCCAGCATGATGTAGCCAGCCACCGGGCCGAAGTTGGTGAACAGCCCTCCGTTCGGGACCGGGGTGGCGACGCCATTGATGAAGATGCTGCCCGGCGCGTCGATGGGCGCGCCAGAGGCGTCTCGGCCATGGATATAGGCCTCGGAGAAGTTGACGGTGCCGGCGAAGTTGGCGACGTTGAGCTTGATGCCTAACGTGGTGCTGGGCCGGCCTCGGACGTAGTGCGCCCCGGTGATGGTGTACGACGTCGCGGCGACGTCGGCCAGGCTTTCCTGACCGCCTGAAAACACGTTGAACGAGGTGAGCTTGACGTAGACGGTCTTGCCGATCAAGCCGGGGTCCAGCGGGCCGCTGCGCGCGACGGCATCGTCGACGCGAACCCATGGCGTGCCGCCTCCATGTTCGACCTGAGCGGTGCCGTAGACGCCCCGAACGAGGCCAGCCAGCGTGTAGGCGTTGGGAGCTGTCAGCGTGGCTGTCTCATAGGCCATGTACTCGCCGGCGATCGAGCCTGACCGCGCGACGTAGAACAGCGTCGACAGGTTGGCCGCGTCGGCCGCGCTGCCACTGAGCAGCTGCTGCGCGGCGTTGGTGAACAGCGCCATGCTGCTGCCGCTGTCGAGCTGCGTGACGCCATAGCGGCTGTTGGTGCGCAGCGTGGTGATCTGGCGGTAGTTCGTACCGTCATAGCTCACCCACACCTGGCATCCGCCCCACAGCGGGTTGGTGCTGGCCGTGGCGATCGCCAGCTCGAGGCCGGTGGTGGTGAGGATGCCGGGCAGCTCGAAAACCACCGGGGCCAGCGCGGGGCCGGGGGATGCGTTGTAGTCGGGCGCATAGCCAGAGCCAGCCTGCGCGCCGTAGCGCGGCGCGGTGGCGATGCCGATCGGGGCATCCTCGGCAACGACCGAGATCCGGCGATCGTCCAGCTCTTCGACTTCAAGGATGCGCACAGGCAGGCGGTCGAAGCCGAGGCTCGGCTCGGTCAGCGTGACGAGGCGCAGGGGCTTGAGCAGGCAGAAGCGCCACGAGAGGTTGAACTCATAGCGGTTGCGCTTGGCCAGCTCGTCCTGCAGCAGCTGCTGCGCGATCTGATCGCCGATGGCGGCATCCTTGATCTCGGGCGCGGCGATCGCCTCTTTCTCGCGGCGGCCGAACATCTCGATGCTGGCGATGTCGTCGCGGCTGATGGGCTGCTCGGCGTAGCCCGAGGCGCGGTTCTCGATCTTGAGCGTGATGACGTTGTAGCCGACGTCATCGCTGCTGGCGGTGTCGGCCTCGGCGCCGAGGCCGTAGTGCCGGCGCACGCGCACCGGCGGCTCACCCTTGTCAGGGTGGAAATGGTCGTGCGTGAAATCGTAGTCAGGCGTCACCTCGGCCGTGAAGGTGGCGCCGTGGGCGCTGAGGTCGCTGTCGCCCAGCGGCACCAGCTCCAGCTCGGAGCCGGTGTAGGCGGCCTTGGTGTTGGTTAGCAGCAGGAGCTGCTTGAGCCAGTCGATGCAAGGCCGCTGCTCGGTCAGGACCGGGCTGAGCCACAGGCCCGCGGCGCGGCAATAGGCTTGGTAGCGGTCGAGCCCGAGCAGGCGGGCGCTGGGCCAGGCGCCGCCGGAGCGCGTGTCGGTGAGCAGGCGCTCGACGGCGACGCGCGGGTCGCCGTCGACGACGGTGCCGGACACGCCGGGCACGGTGCCCAGACCGCCGGCGTCGAGCTCGAAATTGTGGTTCGGCAGTCCGGCGCTGTCGTCGAGATCGTAGGCGGGGGCGTAGGCGTAGGCCAGACCGCTGTACCCGAGCGCCTTGGTTGGGTCGTTGGTGGACAGCCAGCTCCAGACCGCCTGGCCCAGGTTGCCGAGCTGCAGGGACAGGCCGCCTTCGGCGAGGCTGGCGAACTGGCTCTTGCCCCGCCACATGGCGCCGCCCCCGACGAGCGGGCCGCGGGCCAGGGCGATGACGACGGCGGCCTGATAGGTGTAGCTGACGGTAGTTTGTGTGCCGCCGCCCCCCTTGCCGCCGCCGCTTTGGCTCTCGCTGTGCTTGATGGCCTTGAACGCGCCGTAGTACAGGAGGTTGCCGGCGACGCGGCCGCGGCCGGTGAGCAGCCACGGGATGGTGCTGCCGTAGGCGCTGCTCTGGATGCGGATGTCCGCGATCTTCTGCTGCTCGTTGGTGTAGTTCTGGCCGCCCATCAGGCCTCCGGATGGAACAGGGTGAAAGCGCGCATCGGCCGGTCGGTCAGGGGCGCATCGGTCAGGCGCGTCTGGATGACGGCGCCGGCGTCGGCAAGGGCGTGAACGACCTCGAGGCCGCATACCGCCTGCACAACGACGCCGGCATGGCTGAAGGTGCGGCCAAACTTCCAGACGGCCACGTCGCCTGGCTTCAGCGGCTCGGTGGCCGCCAGCGGCCGGAGGAACGCCTCGAGGCCGGCAAGGTAGACCTCCTCACTGCGGTGCATGTGCCACTGCGGTGCGTAGGGCCGTGGATCGACCGTGGCCGGCAGCGCACCGGCAGCCTGGAAGGTGGCCACCAGCAGCATCAGGCAATCAACGCCAGCGCCGCGCACGCAGGCCTGATGGTGGTAGGGCGTGCCGATCCAGCGCTGGGCTTCGTCCTGAAGCAGCGCACGAAGGTCTGATGGGGTCATGTCAGGCGACCGTCTCGGGCGCGGGGATGTGGGGCTGGCCGCGGAAGCGGATCAGGTTGCCAAGGGCGGTGCAACGCGCTGCGGTGCGGTTGCAGCCAGGCCGGATGGAGAAGGTGTCGCCAATGGCCGGCTGCTGCGGCCAGGGCAGCACCGTCTGCACGCCACCGCCGGCGTAGGCGCGCACCGTGCGGGATTCGCCGGCGAGAGCGCCGCTGGTGAAGCGGATGGCGCCCAGGTCGAAGTGGCCCGAGGCCTGGCCGAGGTCGGTGGCCACATAGTCGAGCCGCGAGCCGGAGAGCCCAGTCACGGCGCCGGCGACCGACATGGCAACCGCGTCGAGGCCGCAGGCCGCGTCATAGATGGTGCTGCGGCAACCGGGCTGATAGGTCTCCGCGGGCACATGGCGCATGAGCTGGGCGAGCAGGCTGCGGATGGACACGTCGACAGTGCCCAGGCCTGTCTCAGCCGGGCCGGTCCTGCCCTCGAAGCGCGTGACGTAGCCGCGCTGAGTGCCCGTCACGTCAATGAAGAGCCATTCGAGCAGGACCTGCGCGCCGTCGAGCCCGCCGCGGGCGGCGAACTGCAGCATCGGGACGCCGCCGACAGTGTCGATCGTGTCGACGAAGGCGGTGAGCTGCACGTCGTCGATCTGCAGGTTGGCGTTGACCTTGAGCCGGTCGCGCTCATAGACGGCGGGCAGGAACGTGCGGTTGTCGGGCGTCGTCAGCGGCGCGTCGGCGTTCGTCCAGCGCAGCACCACGCCCGTGCGCGTCGTGACGGTCAGCAGGTCGAAGCGCAGGCCTTCGTCGGTGCCGGCCAGCCAGTCGGTCAGGGCGGCCAGTTCGGGGGCGGTCATCGGCATGGCGTCAGCTGAACTGGTTCACCGTTTCAAGGGCGACGCCATCGGCGCTGAAGAGCTGGTGCATGAAGCGCTTCAGGTCGAGGTTGTCGTCGGCGAAAGCGACGTGGTAGAAAAAATTGCCGGTCCACGCAACCGTGGCGCCAGTTGTCGCCGCGCCGCCGGTGAGCGTCAGGGTGTCGCGACCGAACGTGGCCGCGACCGGCGTGCCGTTGACCAGGGCGACCGGCGCCGAGCCGGTGGTGTCGACTGCGCCGACGCGATCGATGGTGCCGCCTTCGAGGTAGACCAGCGGGTACGTGACGAGGCCTGGCGCGCCGATGCCGACCGTCTGCGCGACCGCTGCGTTGTTCGTCTCGTCGCGGAAGTAGAAGGGGTCGAGCGCGCCGCGGCGGGCGCGGAAGAAGCCCCGCAGGGCCTGCAGGTCGGCCACGCTCGGGGCTGCGCGCAGGAAGTTGTACTTGAGCGTGAAGCGCCAGACGGGGAAGAGGCGCTCACCCATCGCCGACCGGCGGCCGCTCACGGCGCGGTGCACACGGGTGCTGAAGGCTGTGGCGACGCTGCGCTCGGCGGACAGGCCTGCGAGCTTGGGGAAGACGGCGGTGCTCATGATCAATAGGCGCTGCGGTTGCGCGCGCGGACGGCCAGGTTGCGCACCACCATGTCGCCCTGCCGCCCGCGGAGCATGCGGTCGAAGCTGCGCGAGTCGAGCGCGTTGACGGTGTAGTGATCGCCGCGACCGCCGGCGAGCCCGCCCTGCAGGTGCATCTCGCTGAGCGCGCGCATGGTGTCGGCATGCCGAGAGGGCAGGATCATTTCGTTGGCGTGCGTCTGCACGATGGGGTTGGTGCCCTTGGGGATGTCGAAGCCCCCCTCGGCGCTGAAGATGTTCTTTGCGAAGGCAATGGCGCCAGCCAGGGCAACGCCGGCGGCGATGGGCGCCAGCACCGGGCCGACGTAGGGAATGGCAGCGATGGCGGCATAGGCGCCCGCGGCAGCCTGATACGCGCGCATGGCGATGACGCTCAAGCTGACGCTCCCTTCGACGGCGAGCTTCTCCGCGCCGGCCGCGGCGGTGGCAGCCACTTCCTGCTGCCCAAACAGCCACGACATGGCCACCTTGCGGGCGCCGGCGACGACCCAGGCCGCGATCGGCTTGGTGACCATCTCGCTGACCAGGCTGCCGCCGATCTGGCGGGCAACGTCGCGGATGCCGCCCGCAGTGATCTTGAAGCGCGAGAGCATGCTGTCGAAGCCTTGCTGCAGCGCCTGCTGGCTGGTGCCGAGCACGCTGCGCAGCGGGTCGGCCTGCTCGACGGTCTGCTGACCCTTGTTGTCGTCGGCGAGGCCCTTGTAGCGGCGCTTGATGGCCGCGATCTCGGCCTGGATGCGCTCGACGGCCACCGGGTCGTTGATGCCGCCCTTCTCGGCCTCCAGCTCGGCCTGCTTGGCTTGCAGCTCGATCAGGCGGCGCTGCTCAATGGCGCCGGCGCGGATTCGCAGCAGCTCCGCCTCGGTGATCAGACCCAGCGAGCGCCGCAGCTGCGCGGCCTGCTCGTCGGCAGCGACCTCGTCCAGGCGGTCAGCCGTCTGGATCTCGCGGCGGATGTTGGCGATTTCACGCAGCTTGGCTTCATGGTCGCGTGCCATCTGCAGCCGGCGGCGCAGCGCGTCCTGATATTCCTTGCTGTCGACACCATAGAGGCTCTTGACCGACGTGACGTAGTTGTCCATCAGCTCGAGCTGCTTGGCATAGCTGCCCGTCGCCGCGTCGATCTCGACCTGCTTGGCGGCCAGGGCAGCGGCAGCCGCCTGCTTGCGAAGGGCGCGCTCGGCGCCAAGGTAGCGCTGTGTGGCGCCGAGCTTCTCGGCCTGGCTGAGATCGTGGCGACTCAGGATGCCCTGCCAGTAGCGGCTCTCCTCGGCGTGGGACCACTCGGTGAACTGGCCTTGCAGGGCCATGCCGTCGGCATAGGCTTTTTTCTGCTCCTCGAAGACGTTGGCCCAGTCGGCGGTGCGGTTCTTCTCGGGTTCCTTGGGCTTGAAGGTGTCGCCCAGCGTGCTGCCGTCGCTGCCCTTGGGCTTTGGGGGCGGCGGTGGGCCCTTGGCGTCTTCCTCGAGGCCGGAGATCGCCTTGCGCGTGGCATCGGCTTGGCGTCCCAGCTCGGCCAGCTTGTTCGTCAGGAAGGTCATGCGGCGCGCGGCGGCCTGGTTGCCCGGGTCGCGGTCGAGCGTGTTCTGCAGGCCGATCTGCACCAGCCGGACGCGTTCCATCTCGGCCTCGAGGTCCTTCAGCTTGCCGCGGTGCTGGCCAATCTCATCGGTGCCGGTCGCGCGCGCCACCGCCTTGCCGAAGGTGAGCCAGGCCGCCTCGAGCGTGCCGACGTCCTTCGCCGCCTGCACGAAGAAGTTGCTGAACTCGACGAGCGTCGGCATCACCGCGTTGGCGATGGTCGCCTTGAGGCGCTGAGACGCGACCTCGATGCGGTCCATGTTGTCGTTGAACTGTCCGGCGGCTTGCGCGTCTTCGTCGGAGATGACGCCGTGCAGCTTGCGGAACTCTTCGCGCAACTCTTTGATGCCGTTGGCGCCGCTGTTGAGCAGGGGGACCAAGCCCGGGCCGATGCGCTCGCCGAAGACCTTGACGGCCAGCGCCGTCTTCTCCGGCCCATTAGGCAACTTCGCGAAAATTTCGGCGAGGTCGTTGAGCACGACGTCAGCGTTGCGCAGGTTGCCTTCGGCGTCCTTTGCGTCGATGCCGAGCTGCTTGAACAGCTTGCGCATGTCGGCGTCGCCGCCAGCCGCTTTGGCCGTAGCGTCGCCGATCTTCACCAGTGCCTTGCCGAGCACCTCGGAGTCCGACCCGCTCATCTTGGCGGCATAGCCCAGCTCCGAGAAGGTTTGAGCGCTGACGCCCGCGGCCTCGGCCGCGTCGTTGGTGGCGTCCATCAGGTCGATCTGCGCCTTGACGCCGGCGACGAAGAGGCCGCCGCCCACCAAGGCGCCCAGCGCGGCCAGACGGGAGTGCAGCGAGAGCACCGCGCCGCCCATGCCGGCGACCTGGCTCTTGACCTTGTCGGCCGCGCCGGTGACGCTGGTGCCGAAAAGCGTGAACTCGCGAATCGCCTGCGAGGCGTTCGCGAGGATCTCTACACGGGCTTGTTGGTCGGCCATGGTGGGGTCAGTTCACATTGCCGCCGGCGGCGGCGAACATGGAGGCGAATTGCCGGATGGCTTCGTCTTCGGTTTCGGGCGTCACTGGCACAGGGTCTTCCTGAGGCTCGATGCCGAGGTAGGCCTGCACCATGGCCTGCAGCGGCGGAGAGCGCCGCCAGTGCCGCTGGAAGGCGGCACGGCGGTGCAGGTCCATCTGTTCACGCACGTCATCCCAGGTCCAGCCCGTGAAGTCGATGGCTTCGACAATCAGGGCGTCCCAGTCGACGAGCCAGATGGGCTCTCCGCCGGCGTCTCCCCCGCGGGCGCCTGCGGGAACGAGATGCGGATCACCTCGTTGGCCAGCGGCACGGCGGTGGGCTGGTCGAGCGCTTCCTTTACCTCGTCAAGCGTCAGCGCCGGGTCGGTGCGCAGCAGCGACGCGTGGATGAGCTGGGCCAGCGTCTCGAAGATCTCGAAGGCGCTTGTCCAGCCGCCCAGGGTCATGAGCTGGATGTTGTCCTTCTGCAGCTCGAGCTGTTTGTAGTTCAGCGGCCGGAGCGGCAGCTCACGGCCGCCGACCGTCACGGTGGCGGCTGCGCTCATTCGAAGCTCGTCAGGCTGAGTTCGCCCACGACACCCAGCGCGTCGGCCTGGGCGGCGAAGGAGAAGTCGGGCATGGAGAAGTCCTCGGCCTTGAAGCCGAAGGCCAGGCTCTCCGCCACCAGCGCGTTGAGCGTCAGCGTGAGCGTCTTACCCTGGAACTTCTGGCTGAAGATCGCGCGGAAGGTGGGCGCCTCGCCGGCGGGCTGGTTGTTGATCGAGAGTGTCTTCGCACCCGTGGCGGTGGTCTTGTAGAGGTAGGAGAACGTCAGCGCCGTGCCGTTCTCGGTCGCGTTGAAGGTGTAGACGCCGGTCGTCTCGTTGACGGCGTACTGCTTGGCGGCCGGCGTGGCGGCGACACGCGCATACGTCTCGCCCGTTGCCGGGTTCTGCACGCCGAGGTCCTCAAGAAAGTTCGCGGCGTTGGCGACCGTAACGGCCGCCGTGGCGACCGTGCCGGCTTCGTCCAGAGCCAGCAGCTTGGCCTGGGCCAGCAGCGAGCTGCTCGGCTGCTGGAAGAACACTTGGTTCATCAGCGCGCCGTTGAAGCGGCCAGTCTTCGCCTTGCCGCTGATCTTGACGTTGCCGCGACCGATGGCCTCGGCGAACTGGTTTTCGCCGAAGAGTTCCTTGTTCGACGCCTTGAAGTCGAAGCTCGTCTCTTGCAGCGTGGCGACCCGGATGGATGCCGCCAGGGCAGCGCTGCTCTTTGCGAACAGCACGCCGGAGTGGAAGGAAATTTGACCGCGACCAGCCATGATGGGCTCCTTTGTTTGAGGTTCAGTGAGTGAAGATGGACAGGTCGCTCTCGCGCACGGCGCAGCGAGCCCGGTAGGTGAGTTCGGCGATGCCGACCTCGCCGACAGCCGCTTGACGCGGCTGGACGGTGTAGAGGCCGAGCTGGGTGGCCAGGCCGCCGAGCGACGGGTCGCGCATCAGCGCACCGTTCACGGCTTCAACGAATGGATCGGCAATGCGGGCGCGCGGTGCGCCGCGGGTGTGGATGCTGACCAGCACGTCGACCTCCATGTCGAGGAGGTCATACGTGCCCTCACTGCCGATCACCGCGACCTTGCGCGCCTGGCCGATGGCGATGTTGAGTGCGGGGCACTCTTCATCGCTGATGGGCGACATGCGCTCGAGGTGGATGCTGGCCGAGGGAATGGCCGACTGGGCGGCCTGGCTTGTCTCGATGGCGTCGAGCAGCTGCTTGGCGAAGGTGGCCATGTCGTTCAAGCGGCCTTGAGGGCCACCGAGCTGAAGAAGCCGTCGCCGCGCTTCTGAGCAGGCGCGCGGACGGTGAAGGCGACACCGGCGACCGTGATCGGGTCGCCGTTGCGGAGGGTGGGCAGGTCGGCGGTCTGGAACTCCAGCAGGTAGTCCGTGGCCTGCGCCTCGTCGCCGAGGAAGAGGTTGTCGGGCTGCTGCCAGCCAGCGTCGAAGGTCTTCTCGGACGGCGTGCCGGGCTTGTAGACACAAGGCTCCAGCAAGCCGGCCGACTTGAAGGCTTCGAAGAAGATGGAGTTGTCCACCGCCGCCCTGCCCCGCTCAGAAGGACGCGTTGAGGCGCACGCGCACCGTCGTGTCGCCGTTGGCCTTGGCCTGGGTGGCGACGCCGATCTTGGTGTTGCCGCCGGCCGTGGTGGTGCAGCGCTTGTTGGTGTTGTCCCAGTAGATCGCGGCGCCGACAGTGGCGGTGTCGGTGTTGAGCGCGGTCAGGTCGAACACGCCTTCGGTGACGCCTTCGACGTTGGCACCGCTGAGCGCCGGCAGGCTTGCGACGGCGAAGATGAGGCCCACGAGCAAGCCGGCGCCGCTGGCGACGTCATAGGGGGCGGTCAGCGTGAGGTTCACGCCGGGCTGGACGAAGTTCTTCATTGCACGGGTCCTTTCAGGTGTGCAGGGATGCGATGCGGGAGCGCGGCGCCTGGGCGCCGCTGCGGTTCACGTCAGAGCGATCAGGCGCCCGGGTTCTTCCAAAGACCGCGGTGGTCGACGGCCTTGGCGGCGAAGTCGAGGCGCGCCTTGACTTCCAGGCCGTCCACGTCGAAGCCCATGCGCTGCTCGGTGTAGAGGCCTTCCTCGCCTTCGAGGTAGGCGTACTCGACGGTGTCGATCTGCGCCGGGTCGGCAGCCAGGAACCACTCGAGCGGGTTGGTGGCGTCCAGGCGCGGCTCCACGACGAGGTCATAGGCGTTGCTGAAGACGTTCACGTCCGCGCTCTTGGTGGCCACAAGCAGCGCGCTGAGCAGCTTGCGGGCCTGCAGCTCGCGCGCCGAGCTGACGATCATCGTCTTGGCGACAAGGTTCAACGGCTGGTTGTTGCCGCCGAAGTCCTTCTGCTTGCGCATGCCCTGGGTGGCCTCGTCCAGCGTCGTCTCGGTGATGCCGCCGGCGGTGCCGAGGTTGCCGTGGTTCGCATGGAACAGCGTCGCACCATCGGCCATCACCGGGTTGCCCTTGAGGATGGCGTACACGGTGTCGCTCTCGAAGTCAGCCGCGGCACGGCCGTACATCTGCGGGATGCGGCTGAGGAAGTCGAGGTCATCGTTGATGACGGCATGGCGCGTGACGCCGACCACCTTGCCGTAGGTGGCGAGCTGGATCGTCTCGCCGGCGTCGCTGATCTTGCCGCGCTTGAACTCGCCGAACTCGTTGACCTTCTCCAGTGCAAGGTTGCCGGCGACGGCGACGCGAGTGGCGGCGCGGAAGTCGCTCAGTGTGCCCTTGCGCGCCCAGGCCTTGAAGGTCTGGTTGGCGCTGGTGTACGCGTCCCGCAGCGTGCGGTTGACGGTGCTGGCCAGCGCGATCGCAAAGTCGCCCGTGCCATGCATGGAGCGGAAGCCCATCTCGTCGCTGTTGCCCATCGCGAGCGCCACGATGGCATTCCGGCCCATGCCTTCGGTGTTGACGCCTTGCAGCTCGAGGCTACGGCGCGCCAGCTCGAAGAGGGTGTAGCCGCGGAAGCGGCGAGCCGTCTCGGGCAGCGTCATCGAGGGGTTGGCGCGGTGCGCGACGGCCGCGGCCATGTCGGCACGGCGCTGCCGCTGCTCGTCCTGGGTCGTCTGGATACTGGCGGCGCCGCGGGTGGGGCCGCTGGCGTTGGAAGCCGTCTCCAGGCGGGCGAACATTTCAGAGCGGGCCGCGTCGACGGTAATGCCGCGCGAGATCATCGCGGCGACGTCTTCGTCGGTGACCGTGGCGCCGTGGGCGGTGCGCCGGAAGGCGGCGACAGCGGCGTTGATGCCGTTGATGCGCGTGCGCTCTTCAGCGCGGATCTGCTCGGCGGCCGGCTGCTCGGGAGCGGTGCCAGCAGGGGGCGTCGAGCCACCGGCGCCGGTGGAGGTGACGGTCTCCGCCGCTTGGGCGACGGGAGTGCGACGGAATTGGGGCATGGTTTCCTCTTCAGGTTGAGATGACTCGCCGCGGGCGGCGACGACGGGCTCTTGGGCCGCAACGGGTGCTGCGGCTTGCGGGGCTTCGGGGGCACGAGTGACGAACTCGCAAGGGAAGGTTCGGCCGCCGACGAGCTGGGCGGCCTGGCTAAGCAGCTGCTCGGGGTCGGGGCGCTCGACGCCCTCCCCCAGCGAGCGGAGGCCGGCCAGCGGATCAGCGCCGATGGGCACCAAGCTGTTCTCGACGGGCTCCCAGTCGATCGCCTGCCACACCGGGTAGCCGCCGTCGACCTCGGGGTCGAGCTTGAGATAGCGGTGGACGATGTAGCCCACCGAGGTGTTGCGCAGGATGCCGTTGACGACGTCGCGCCAGTAGGCGTTGACTGTCTCGTCGCGGTCACTGAAGCGGGCGGTGGCTTCGCCGTTGTTGGCGTTCAGCCAGGCGTCTTCGTGCACGCCGAGGACGCTGGACAGGTCCCACTGCTGGTGGCTGTTGAGGAGCGGCGCGCCGGCCTTCAGGCGGTCCAGGCGGACGTGCGCCGGGTCCAGCGACAGCTCCTCCCAGTAGTACGACCAGCTGGCCCAGTCGAAGCGCTTGACGCGGGCGCCAGAGGTCCACACGAAGCGGAAGGTGCGGGCCTGCTCGTCGACGGCGCCGATGGGCGCCTGGCGCGTTTGCAGCGGCATGTTGCGCACTTCGCTGCGCTGGAGGGCAAGGGGTTGGGGCATGAGGGCTCCAGAAAGGACAAAGCCCGCCGGGCTTGCGCGCGGCGGGCTTTGCGGTGAAGGGCAGGTTTTTCTATCGCGATCGGCAGGCGGGTGAAACGGGTCGAGCAACAAAAACCCGCACTGGACGGGCTCTACGAAGGTCTATCGCGGCTCTACGCTTCGGAGCCGAACCGATAGGCCCAGAGCGGCGATACCAAGCACCAGCAAGGCATAGCTGCTGGGCTCAGGCACCGGCACTGCGACGAAACCGTCGGCCGCGAATGCATGGCCGAAGGTCTGGAACGTCCCAAGCGTTATCTCGGACGTGTCATTGACGAACGACCCGGACATTGATCGGTCCTCTTTGTAGTGCCAGAAGACGCTTTCGTCCCCAGGTGGCGTGGTGTAAAACGTCGAGAGGCTCGGATTTTGAAACCACCATTCGCCGCCGATGGTTCCACTCAGCTCTAGCGTCGTCGATGTGACAAGGTCCTTGAAGCCATAGCCCAGGGTCGCAACATCAAAGTGTGCCTGTACAGATGCCCTCAACTCGGTCATCGGCGAAAGAACGAAGTTTCCGTAAAACGAACCACCAGCACCTGATCTCGAATTGCTCAGCGCCATCGCAGCGTTGGAAAAAGAAAATGTGCCTTCCAGAAGGCTCCCAGCGACGCTGCTTGATGCACTCCCCGCGGCGATGGAGACGCTACGTGAACTGACCCATGTGTCGATTGCACGAGCTTGATTCGTGTCTTGCGGTTCATGGACACCGTCGGACGCAAAAGCGCCGTGGCTCCAGACCGGATCAGTGAAAGTGACGCTCGGCGTGATGCCGTCATCCAAGTCGATGTCCACCAGCTGAAGCTTCACCTCGAAGGACACGGCAGCGCTAACTGACGCTGAAACTTGGTTTGACAACGCCAGCAGCCCAATCACAACAGCACATATTGCTTTCATGGTTCTCCCCTTTCCCAACATTGAGACCGCCGATCTTCAGCCAAGCACATCAATGGCCACCCCCCTCAGGTCCGGGGTGGCCACTGTGGTCACCACGCTCCGGATGCCGCGAGCTTGCTGGCCCACTCCTGCGCGAAGGCGGGGTACTGGCTCGCCAGCAGGTGCGGAGCGTTTGTGCCGCTGATGGTGATCGACGGTGGCTCCGGGTACGTCTGCACGTTGTAGCCCCAAAGCGCGTAGAGGTCACCGCCCCGGACCACGTTGGCCGGCGTGTTGAAGCCGGACCCGAATGCGTCGTCGATCCCCAGGCGAAGGGTCTGGAACTGATCCGGGTAGGTGGCGTCCGCGAAGGTGGGCGCATTCGGGTTAAAGCATGTGAAGCCGACCGCCACCTTGTAGCCTTGCGAGGTGAAGTAGTTCACCATGTTACGTATGGCCTGGGCATACCAACCACGGATCGTGGATTGGCTTCCGACGCTACCCTGTGCATCACTCTGTCCATTGGCCATGAAGACCCAGCGCTCGGTCACGTTGGTAAGCGCATCGAGCGCGGTCTTCGTGCGAACCATTAAGCCGAGCGGGTCAAAGCCGAACTCACCGGAGGCCAGCACTTTGAAGGCCGACAGCGTGCCAAGCGTGGTGGACAGGCACGTCCACACCATGCCCGTCGTCTCGGTGAAGGTGTCGCCAACGAGTGCAGCGGACATCGCCCGGCCGCCCACGTCCGAGACAGGCTGCGTAGCACCCGTCTTCTTGTCAAGCGCTGCGGGCACCAGGATGTAGTCCAGATTTGTCGCGCCTCCACCGCTCGGGATGGCCGCGCCGCTGTTGTTCGTCGCGTAGCGGCCAGCGCCGGTCGTGCACCGCAAAACGCGCGTTCCGCTGACGATGACGTCGCCATAGTCTCCTGCGTCACCGGTCCCGATGCTCGCGCGCTGGCCAAAGAATGTTGTGTTCGCCGCCCATTGAAAGACCTGGCCGCACCACTGCTTGATGAACGTGCTGCCGCCGATGGCGCAATTGGTCCACTTCAGGTTGTACCCGCGAGCGCGAAGCAATGCGTCCAGATGCGGAATCACCGAGCCGAGCGGTGACACGCTTGGGGCGATAGGGTCCGCAAGGCCGTTGTTCGAGCTGAAGAGCGTGATCTGCGCCTGGTTGCCTGCGCCGGCCCAGGTGCGAGCGGAGCCGCGCTCGTTGGACTGGCCGACCATCGCGACGCCTCGTGCACCGAGGATGCCAGCGATCCCAGTCGCTGACACCGCAGCTGAGTTCGAGGAAGTACCAGCGGCTTCCGATGAGACAGCTGCAGAGACCGCATCTCCGGTCAAGGCGGTGACGTTGAGACGCCAGTAGCGGTAGGTCTCCGTCGTCGAGGCCTTGGCGCTACCCACGCTCGTGCCGGAGGGGCTGAGCGTCGCCAAGGTCACCCAGCCGATGGCGTCATTGCTGCCCTGCCAGAGGGCAGTGGCGCTGACGCTCCCCGTGCCGGTGACAGTGACAGTGCAAGCATGGTCGCCCTCTGTTGCGAAGACGGCCGCGCCAATGGCAACGGCTGTAAGCCGGCCGAGTTGCGTAAGCAAGGGATCGTTCATGTTGCTTCCTTGGTGGTAGAGCCCGCGACTGCCAGCAGATCGGTGGGGCTGAGCTTCAGGTCGGTAACGGTGGCGTCGGTGTCGAAGATGAGCTGCAGCAGCGCCAAAGCGTCGCGCTCGGTCTTGATCTCGGCGAAGACGGTCTCGGGGTCGAAGCCGCGCTCGCGCAGGGCTTCGCTGAGGGACTTCAGGCCGGCGCGGATCTCTTCCTTGTCGGCGAGCGTGTCCTTCAGCGGGTCGACCATGGGCTTGCGCGGCGTGGTGATGCGGTCGGGCTTGATGCCAACCTTGATCCCGTTGAGCTGGGCGACCTCCCGCCACCAGCGGCGGATGGGCTTGATGAACATCGGGATGAAGGTCAGCCACTGCTCGCCGTCGACGAGCTGGTGGAAGTGCACGAGGCCCGCGCGGTGCGACGTGTAGTTGCTGCGCGAGGTGTCGCCAGTGAGCTGGGCGTAGGTGACGCCTGCCCCCACGGCGATGGCGTGGAGCTGGGTGGCTGTGTATTCCCCATACCCCCCCGTCGCCTGTGGCGAGCCAAAGGTGACGGTTTCGCCTTGGGTGAGGTACTTGATGAGGCCGGGGCTGACCTTCTCGGTGACGCGGGCGGCGGTCTGCCCGGCGCCCTCTTCCTTCTTCAGGTCTCCCATGTGCATGCGGGGCGAGTCGGTCGTCACGAAGGCAGTGAAACAGGCCTCGATCTTCTTGCGCACCAGCTCGGCCTCTTCGTAGCCGTCGAGGTCGCGCATGCGCATGAGACTGACAGCGAGCGCCGAGATCCCGCGCACTTGGCTGATGCGGTCCTTGCTGTAGAGGTGGATGATCTCGCTGGCCGGCACCAGCTTGCTCTGCAGCGCGCGGGCCGCCAGGGCCAGCTCGCCGGGGTGGTCGGCGAACAGCCAGTAGCCGGTGCGGGCGCCGAGCCGGTCGAAGCGCACGCCCATGATGTCGACGAAGTCGCCGTCGACGCCGGTCTTGGTGTGGTCGAGGTGGTCGGGCTCGAGGAGCTGGATTTGAAAGGGGACGGCGAGGCCGTCGACGGGCTTGCGCCAGCGGCGGCGCAGCAGGACCTCGCCGCTTTCCTTCCACGTCATGGCGGCCAGGCGCTGGATGCCACCGAAGTCGAGCTGCCCGTCGGCGTCGCAGGCCTCGCACCACTCGGCCCACAGGCGCCGCTCGACCTTGTTGTCGGGGATGACGGTGATGCCGGTGCCGACGATAGCCGTGGCCAGCGTGCGCACGGCCGACTTGGCGTACTCGTTGTCGCGCACCATCTGGCGCGCGCGGTTGCGGCTGGTGGCCAGGCTGGGCAGGACCTCGGCGTTGGCGCTGCCGCCGCCGGCCTTCCAGCCGGCGGTGCGGCGGCCCAGCTCGGCGGCCTCGTACTTGCGCAGCACGTCGAGCTGCATGCGCGCCATGCCACGGTGAACCGCCCACGCCGGGGCCACGGCTGCGATCGTGCGATCGAGCCAGGTGAGGTGCATCGCCATGGCGGGTCAGTCGGCGCAGTAGGCCGCGAAGGTGGTGCCGCCGCGTTCAACGCCGGCGACCTGGGGTGCGGCGATCAGGCCGCGTGAGATAAGGTCCGACTCGATGGCGGCCTTCGCTTTCATCAGGTCGGACAGGGAGTGGTACTGAACGCGCTTGCCGTCGTACTGCACCATGAGCGTCCCGGTGCCGATAGCGTTGCAGATCGCGTTGTATTGAGCGACGGTGAACATGGTCAGAGCCAGTTGTCGGTGCCGTCGAGCCAGCCGGCATCGGCGGGCTCTGCGGCGGGTTGCGGGGCTGCCGCCACAGCGGGGGCGGCAGCGACTGGTGCAGGGGACGGGCTGGCTCCGGCAGCCGGCGCGTTAGCGTTGGCCTCGGCGGGCTCGGCCGCCGCGGCGGTGAAGAGGTCGCCATTGGTCGGCTCGAGCTGGGACTCGACGTAGGCCCAGTCGGCGGCGGTGAGCTTGTCGACGCGAATGTGCGGATGGCAGGCGGCCGCGTGGGTGTAGACCATCAGGTCCAGCATCTCGTTGCGCTCGCGAATCTTGTCCCACAGCCCGGTCTGCTCGTTGTAGACCTCAGCGGTGAGCTCGCGGAAGGCCTCAGAGCCGAGCTGCTTGGTGAGGCGCACCAAGCGCTGCTCGGGGTGGTTGGTGAGCGGGTGGTCCTGCCAGTCCTGCAGGCGCAGGAACAGCGCTTCCTTGGCGGTGTCGGTGCCGACCATCCAGACGGTGACGCCGTACTTGGCGGCTTGACCGCCGGCGTTCTTGCTTTCCTTCTTCGACGGCTTGCCGAGGATGACCTGTTTGCGCAGGCTGTGACCCTTGATGCCGATGAGGCTGTCGTGCATGTACCGCTGCAGGTAGCGGTAGGTGCGGGCCGTGTGGGCGCCGCCGGTGTCGATCGCCGTCATGGCGATGCGCAGGTGCATGCCGGCGCAGTTCGGGAAGGTCTGGTGGCGTAGCTCGGAGAGCTTCTCCCACACCTCGTCGCCCTCGACATCCCCGTAAATCTTGACGCGGTCGACGATGTGGCTGCGCTCGTTGCGGCCCCAGGCGCGCACCGCGAAGTCCAGGTGATCGAGCTGCACGTCGACAGCGCCGGTCAGAATGAAATAACCCGGCAGGACCTGGCGGAGCGGGAAGTCCTCGGCGGCTTCCTCGAGGTCCTTCTCGCGCATGCGGTTGGCGTGGTCGTCGAACGGCAGGCCCAGGATGAGGTTGAAGAAGGTCATCAGCTTGCTGCGATCGCGGCAGGCCTCAAGCCATTCCTCGGCAATCTTTGCCCAGCTGCGGCCCAGGCCGAACGGCGTGTAGAGCGCGTTCCAGTGGTAGCTGAGGTTGTGGGTGATCCACGGGCGCTCGTGGACCCAGCGCGCGGTGCCACCATCCTTTGCGTCGGCAAGCATGGCCGTCTTGTGGTGCTCCTCGATGGCAAGGCCGCAGCCGTCACCCTGGCACATGTAGACGGCCGTCTCGGGCCGGTGACGCTTGACGCCATTGGCGTCGACGGTCTTCTCCCAGCGCAGGTGCTTGAAGAACAGCTCCTGCAGATGCCCACAGTGCGGGCACGGCACGTGGTAGCGGGCGCGGCTGCCAGCTTGGTAGGCCTTCCAGATTTCCGAGCCGCCAACCGCCTCCTCGTCCTCGAGCGGGAGCTTGATCGGCGTGCTGCTGAGGTAGACCTTCGACCAGGCGAATGTGACCGAGCGCTGCACGGCCTGCTTGATCGCTGAACCTTGCTTCTGGACGCTGACGGGGAACTTGTCGATCTCGTCGAGCGCGATCTTCTCGATAGGCGTCGACGCAAGGGCCGAGGCCGAGCCAGCGCCCGTGACCTGGATGCTGCCGCCGGGGTAGTACTTGTCGAGGATCTCGTCGCCGGTGAGCAGCTCCTGCAGCGGGCGCGTCGACTCGCCGTCCTCGGTCGGGATCTGGCTCTTCTCGAACAACGGGGCGATGCGCTTTTTGCTGTAGCGCTCGGCGGCCTTCTCATCTGGCTGCACCAGCAGGAAGTTGCTGGGCGCCCAGTGGGCGGTGTAGCCGGCCCAGTTGTTCAGGATCTCGCTCTTGCCGTCCTGCGAGCAGGCCATGGTGGTGACCTGGCGCGCGGGGTGGTGGTCGCTGAGCGCGTCCATAGGCTCGCGAAGCAGCGGGTTGCGCGACGTGCGCCACTGGCCCGGCTCGGCGGACTCGTCAGGCAGGACGCGGTGCTTGTCCGCCCACTCGCTGACGGTGATCTTCGCCGGCAAGGTCCAGGCCTTCTCGACCGCTTCCATGACCGCGGTGTAGCCGTCGCGCATGTTCATGCCGACACCTCGGCCGACTGGGACGCGTCAGCCTGCGCGGCAGCGCTGGCGGCAGCGAGCTGCTGCGCGTTGGCCAGGCCGCGGGCGGCCTCGATCATGCGTTGGCAGGCACGCTCGCACTCGGCCTCCACGAGCTTGAAGCAGACGCTCGGGTCGCTCTGCACCGCCACGAGCTGCGCCAGGCGAGCGGGCATC